CAAATCTTGTGAATATCTAAAAAATCAATTCTGCTCTAAGTGCGGGTGCGTTATTGCTATTAAAGCAAGAATGGCCACGGCTAAATGCCCAGAGGGTAAGTGGTAGCCCTTTGACACCCCCTCAAGGTATGCAACAAATCTTAACCTTCATCCAGTCTCAAGATGTCTTTGCGTGGGTGGGTGCGCTAGTTGCCTTGCTCTCTGCCGTGATCGCCGTGGCCTCTTTGATTCCGGGTGACGAGCCAGAAGCCACGCTAACCAAGATCGTTTCGGTAATCTCGAAATTTAGCGTTAAGAAGTAGGTTATGATTGAGGCCGGAATCGCCTCGCTTGCTGGTGTTTTTGGAATCCTTTTTTGGTGGCTTAAAAATCGTGCTAAAACTAGGACGGAAAGAGATGATGCAGAAATTGAATATCGCCGTAGGGTGCGTGATGCTGACCTTGATTCTTGGTGGAGGTCTCGTCCTTAGTTCTTGCGCTTCGACTAGCTACACCTACACCGCCCCTTCCCCTGCCGACATTCCCGAACTCATTATGGAGTGGGATAGATTGGAACGAAGTCTCGGCCTAGTTCGCCCAGAGTTTCGGGAGCAATACGCAAAAGCACTTAAAGCACTTAGCAACGCCATCGCAGAACAGGAACGATGGAGAGCAAGAGCCGAGAATAAATGACCATCAAAGAAGCCTCGGAAAGATCGAGGGGACATATCAAAAACCTTGAGCCGAGTTTCGGGGATAGGGTTTCAAGATGGTATTCGGAGCTTATCTCCAAGAAGATTCCAGTTCTCATCTATTGCTCATCCAGAACACCCGAGGAGCAAGAGGAGCTATACGCCCGAGGCAGAACAAAGGCGGGGACGAAAGTGACTAACGCCCGAGGAATACCCGCGCAATCGCTCCATATTGACCAAGGCAAGGGCAGTCACGCTATTGACTATGTTCCCCTATCCCTAAGTTCCACAGGCTCGTTTATCGCCGCATGGGACGATTCAGAGACATATGCTATTTGCCAAAAGATCGGGGAGAAGTATCAGCTTAGGCACTTGGAATGGGAAGAACCTCACATGGAAGATGCTTTGATTTCTGGATGGCGAGAGCTAGTCACTCCACAGAAAGCTACACTAATTGCAAAGAAAAGTATTGTTAAAAAATATCCGTGGTCTAGTAGATAAAAAGATGACAGGGGTTAAGGTTGTGGCGAGTAATGAATTTACGGAGAAACACGCCTACCACCTTAGTCAGATTCAACTTGCTACGATTGAAGCGATAGAAATAAAATATCGCAAAGGCCAAGCTCAACACGGCGAGGCTGGCCCCCTTTGGACGATGCCCACCATTCGAGTAACAGAGAACGCCATCGAAGAATCAATCGACCAAGTGACCTATCTTATGACGCTCCGAGGGCAGATCAAAATAATCTATGAGCTTGCACGATTGGGAATGGAGGACGAGGATTTATGTGCGACTACCGCAAGGGATTCGTGCAAAAAGATTTTCGACATGATGGGTGGGATTAAGTGAAGCCAATCAAATTCGTGGCCGCCGGCGATCTGCACGGAGATGAGCAAGACCCCACTACGGTAAAAGCCCTCTTGCGATTTTGCGAGGAATATAAGCCCGACCTAGTGGTGAACCTCGGAGACAACTGGGACTTCCGAGCAATACGCCGAGGGGCAGACGATACCGACCAAGCCTCTTCGCTTCAAAGGGATTGGGATGAGGGGGAGGAGTTCATAAGGTCGTTTTTTAAATTTGGCCAAGAGCGAATCTTTCTTAGGGGAAATCACGACGAACGAATATACGACATGAGCACGAATGTCCGAAGTGGGGTGGCGAGGGATTACGCCCTAGACGGGTGCAACAATATCGAAACCATAATGAAAGAGACGAGGGGTAAGATGTACCCCTATGACTCGACCAATGGAATCTACAAACAAGGCTCGCTTACATTCGTTCACGGCTACGGAGCTAGTCTGCACGGAGCAAAGCAACACGCCGATGCCTATGGTGCAGGAGCAGTCTTATTCGGACACACACACGCAATAGATTATCACAAAAGCGTGAGCCTCGATAGCCGAGAGGCTTACAATATCGGGTGTTGCTGTAACAAGACCCCATCATATACGAGAGGCCAGATGAGACGCTTGCGTTGGCAACACGGCTGGGCTTTCGGATTAATTCACGAGCACGGCCACGATGTATTCCAAGCCAAGGAGCGCAACGGAAAGTTCATCGTGCCTACGAACATGAAAACCTTTTGATGAGTGGCTGGGTAAAAGCGTTGGAAAAGTATATCTCGACAAAGGGAGAAGAAATAATTCCTCCGGGTTGGCAAACAAGAAACGAGATCGCTAAAATTTTTGGTCGCACTCCTAGCACGACATCAAGAATACTTGCGGAGATGATTCGAGAGGGGAAAGCAGAAACAAAAAAGTTTAAGGCGGTTGTTCACGCTATGGAAAAGAACCACAGCAAGCTAAGAAGATGTGGGCCAAGACAAAAATATCTCCGCAGAACCCCATACTTTCGCCTTATTACCCCTCCTATAAAGCCCACGGCATCAAAGAGTTACAAACAATCGTCAAAATAAGATAAAATAAAGGTGGACAAGGTGGGCGGGGTGGTATAGATTCGCAATATGCAAATGACCACAGCGGAAAAGACGGAAACCCTGAGTGACTCGCAAAAGTTCGATGACCTCGTAGAGCTTTTTCTCTACCCCATCGACAACACGCCATCAGTCATCGCCGACCTTTGCCGAAAAGGGAAGAAAGTATTTTACGCTTTCTTTGATGGCATTTACTACGAAGCCCCCACCGCCTTGCAAGTTGCCCAGAAACTCGCAACCAAACACATCAGCCAGTAACCCCCAACCAAGAAAGACCCACAGACATGATTAGCGCAATAACAATACAAGAGAAAACAAAAAGAGTGATGCAAGACCTTGTTGCCTTGATTGAGATAGGCACTCCAAAAGCAAAGAAGGCGTTGGCCTCTGTAAGGCTCGGAACTTACGATGTAGATATTTCGGAATTTACGGGTGGCCGATTAGACCAACTAACCGATTTGATTATTTCCCTTGAGTAGCACAAGAAGCCCCAACCAAAGAAAAAAAATAAACATGAAAATGACCCAAGACAAATACGAAAAAACAATGGCAGATTATGGATTCCACATAGGAGGAACGGGCGGGAATTGCACGGCGTTCTGGAAGGACATTAAGCAAGGAGAGAAGAAAGTAGAGGTATTGATTGCCAATGAGTGTGAGACTCCGAAGGTGGGAGAGTTGGCGGTGGCTCAATTTACCTTTGATGGCGGTTACTCCTTTAGTTTTATTCTCAAGGATCATCACGCCGTCATCCAGTTTGCGGAAACTTTAGAAACTAACTAACCAAAGAAAGACCAACCAAATGAACAAACTTCTCCTCTCCTACATCGCTGGCCTCATCATCGGGGCTGGCTCGGTACTGGCCATCGTGGAAAAGATATTAACAAAGTAAAAGATTTATCTTTACACCCTAGAAATCCTTCCTAATAATACGCAAATGAAATCCCCGCTACCCGCCCGACCAGTTGCTTGTGCAAGGAATGTTTATGGCGATGAGTACGCCGACTACATTCACCAGCCCAAGGCGAATGGATGGCGGTTCTTGTTTGACCAAGCAACAGGACTCGTCACCAATCGCCACGGAGTAAAGGCCAAGAACGCAGAGCTAGTTCTGGAACGGCTCAAGGGAATCGAGATCAAGGCACGATACATCGACGGCGAGATTATGGGGATGCGAACTAGGTCAGCCAAGGGGACGATCATCTTGATTGATGCGTTCGACCCTGCCAACCCTCTCCCCATATCGGAACGGCTCAAGCTCATTGAGGAGATCGAGCCAGCATCCTACGAGGTCAAGGCCAACGCCCTCCTACGGATGCCTACCCTTAGTCACCACAAACTCAAGGCTTGCTGGGCTGAGATGGACTATCAGAATCAGAAGGCGGGGGAAATATTGTGGGAAGGATTCGTTTCAAAGGACGATCAGAAATATCCCTTCATCACCAACCCAGCCTATTGCTCCCACGAATGGCACAAGATGAGGATTCGCTGGTGATCTTTGGCCTCGCCATCTTCTTCGGGCTTCTCATCCTCCAAGGGGTGAGGCTACTGGCAAAGCATATCGACCAACAAAACTACGAGAGACGAAACTTTTATCTATGGGTTGCCGCCGAGTTGGATAAGATGGACAAGATCGTAGCCGAGGGCAACCGCCCCAAAGAAGAATCTATACCAAGCAATAACTGGGCGGGGCGAAATTGAAACCCTCGGGCAAGTTCGAGTTGCTTTGGATGGTTCTCCGTGGCCCGAAGCTCACGCCCGAATACAAGTTCGATCAGAAGAGGAAGTTCAGATTTGATTTCTATGTAGAGTCGAACGGATTGAAGGTGGCCGTGGAGCTGGAAGGCGGGGTGTTTATCCGAGGCCGTCACCTACGACCCGGAGGATTCTTGCGTGATATGGAAAAGTACAACCTCGCCGCATCGAAGGGCATCCTAGTTTTTCGCATCCCCTCCCACGACATCTCTCACAAATGGCTTTCCCCGATAGTAGAAACCATAAACAAAAGGAACAACCAATGAAGAAACCAAAGAATACAAAAGCAACGACAGAACCAAAGACGGAAGTCAAAGCAGAGTCCATACCCGATACGGAGCATGACCAGAAGAAAGACTTTTCTTTCATGCGTTTCCCCGACTCAGTTCGGCGGGAGCGTGAGGAGTACGGACACTACAACAGCAACCCCAACTATTGAACCCAAAGGAATAACCAAATGGAATTAGCAACTACCAGTAACGGAGTCTCCAACCATATTCGTCAAGCGACTGATGTGGCTGGGGCTTGTAGAGAAATCGTAAAACAAACTTGCCAGCGCATAGGCCAAAAGGATTATGTGCGGGTAGAGGGATGGCAAGCCATCGCAGTAGCCCACGGATGCGTGGCCTCAGCCCGAGATGTTGAGAGGCTCGAAGATGGCTATCGGTGCATCGGCGAAGTAAAGAGGATGGACAATGGCCAAGTCATATCGAGTGCCGAGGGGTTCTTGGGTGACGATGAGCCTATGTGGGCAACCCGCCCGACCTACGCCAAGCGAGCCATGTGCCAGACGAGGGCAATCAGTCGGGCTTGTCGTTCTGCCTTTGCCCATATCGTGGTACTCATCGACCGCAACCTAAGCACAACTCCGGCGGAAGAAGTTCCTCATGGTGGGTTCGACAACGAACCACTCAACACGATCAAGAACGAAGCACCTCCCGCCAAGATAACGAAAGTAGAGGTGGCTGAGATCACGGCTCAACTGGTCAGCGAGCAATCGCCAACCACCGAGAAGCGGGATATGGTATTGAAGTTTGGGAAGCACAAAGGCTCAAGCCTACGAGAGATCGGCCAACTCCCAAGCGGTAAAGGGTTGGACTATCTCGATTGGCTATCCAAGCAAGAACTCAAACCCGCCGCCGATGGAAAGCCATACGCCAACGACCTACTGAGGAATGAAATCATCGCTGAGATATTGGCCGAGGAGGATAAAAAAGATGCAATACCCTTCTGAGCAACCGAAAACATTATCAATAGGGGCAAGCCTACTCCCCGACCTTTCCGCAATAATGC